GAACACACCAATTGTACCGCTACCAGCAGAGCCGGTAATAGCGCTTGCGCCGGTAGTAACGATTGAACGTGTAATGAAACCACGCGCTGTACCAACTACGTCACCGTAGAAAATATTGGTGCCAAAGTTGTACTGGATAGGGATATTCCTAGTTGAACCAGCAAATACTTGACCGCCAATCAGATTAATGGGTTTAAACCCATAGGGTGCATCGACAACGGGATATGGCATTTAAGCCTCCTTAAAAATTTAAGAACCTGTACCAAAAGTCACCTTAGAGCTACGTTCTTTGAACATAGGCATCCTTGGATCATTTTCGCGCATATAAGTGTTGTCTACCGACTGCATCTGCGCATCAGTTTGTTGCTGATAATACGCAGCTCGCTGTTGGACAAACTCCACAGGTGTTTTGCAAAGCATCAGACCACCAATTTGAACGCTGTCTGGAAAGTTCCCTTCGGAGCTACCAAACAAACGAATCTCAGGGTGATCGGAAGCCCTAACGGGTTCCCAGCCCTCGCGTAACTTACCGGAAATGTTTGTGGGATCGTCCTTACCCATAGTCGCAATTCGAATCCAACGATACGCATAACCTTCCTCCGGTTTGGGATCAGGTAGAAGTTGAGGGGGCATCCATTTTTTTGGGCGCTCCATCTTCTCGCGGGTTTCAAGGTCACGGCTTGGTCGTGCGGTCTTTTCCATAATCATTTCCTCATTTCTTCAGCAACCTTACGGGCGTACAGTTCCAAAGGAACCCCCAACCGCTTGGCGATATTTACCTGTGTCTGCGTCAGCACGATTTTGCGCGGTGCTGTAGTACGCGTTGCAGGTGCAACTACGTTGGATTTAGTGCGTTGAGGTTTCGCATCAACGGACTCATCGGCTCCAAACTGATCCGAGAATCTTTCGCGCATGTCAGTGTTAATACGTCGGTAGTACTCATCACTGCCTGCGGGAATACCTTCCCCAACCAAGTCCTCGTGTAACCCGAGGGCATAAGCTGTCATCCGTTTATTCGTTCCAAACCACTGATTTGTGTCCTGCCATGCAAGTAGTTTTTCATCAACGGGTGCAGCTTGTTGGGGCTGTGTAAACGTTTGTACATCAGTTTTTTCTTCCTGTAAAGGGGTTGGGCGAAAATTATTTACTTTTTCCGCTTTCATCTTTGCAGTGGTCAGCGCTTCTTGCGCTTCAACCAAAGCGTCGGAATCACCCGCTTCGTAGGCTTCTTTGTACTGGCGTTTGGCTACATCAAGCTCATTTGCCACCACTTTCTTGGCTTGTTCCAACAAAGCAGCTTGGTTCTGGTTAACAGAACCCTTGAGCTTCTTGTTCTCTTCCATAACCGCCTGAGCGATACGTAGAGCTTCGTCTTTCTCACGCTGAGCTGTTTCTTTAGCTCGGCGCTCGTCGTGGTAACCCTTTGTAAAGTGCTTGATACGTTTCTGGACGCTTTCGTCATACTTGGAAAGTTCTTCATCCGTCACATCTTTGGGCGGTTCAGACATGGGTTTACGGCCCCTGTCATCTTCAGGCGTGTCGTCAACAACCTCTATCTCAGGTTTTTCATCAGCTTCAGGGGCTACAACTCTACCGCCCTTGCGCTCATTAACTTCATCCTGTTCATCAGGAAATGTAAATTCTGTCTTTTCAATTTCAGCCATGATGTCTCCTTACACGCTAGGACGTTGGATACCACGAGGGTCTTGCACAACGGCTTGAACGGAATCGTCGCTAATTAGACGCCATTCAGTACCATGAATCTTCATGCGGGTTCCCGTGTTAGGACGTACTAACACAAAGTCACCAACCTTACATGCTGGACCAGACGGGAATCGCTTCTCATCTTTGAACGCATCGGGGCCAACTTTGGCGACAAACAATACGGGGGATAAGAGCTCCTCGTAGTGCATAGCGCTAGCTGACTTTAAAATACCTGTTTCGCTAAATTCTTCTTCAGCTTTTGGCAGCATACACAGCAAGTGGTATGTTGACGGGTCAGGTACCTGCTTGGCTTTTTCTTCCGTGGATGTGTTTAGCAATCCCGTCAGATCAACCGCACTTACATCAAATTCAGTCATCTTCATAATCCTTGAGTTTTCGCACGAGGTCACCAATTTCCATCTGTGCGGTTTGGAGACCTCGGATAGTTCCACACAGTTCTTTGTAGTGATCGTGGGTTTTAGCACCACCACCACTGACAACTTCGACCAACTGCTTGACGTGCTCCTCAAGCTTTCTATTTAACACTTCGAGCAGTTTGCGGTCCATCATTCATCCTTTTTCTTAGGTTCGTTGTTGGCTCTCTCGGCAGCCATCGCTGCTTGGCGCATCTTCGTCAGGTGGACTTGACCGCCATGAGCTAGCTTTTGAGCGTGGACTTGACCGCCGTGAGCCATCTTCTGGGCCTGCGCTTGCTGCTGCATCATCATGGCTTGCTGCTGTTGAGCCTGCGCTTGCTGCAACTCCATCTGCTTGGCTGCCATCTCTAGACCATGCAATTCTTGGGCTTGTGAAATCTCCATCTGAAGGCGTTGTGCGGCCATCTGTGGGTCTTCACCTGCTCTAGCTGCGCTTTCCTGCGCTTTGAGTGACAACTCCTCGGCTTTAAGCTGCAAGTCACCTTTAACTTTAAGTGCCTTAGTGTCAGCTTCTTGTTTCTTGATCGCCAACTCAGCCTGCTGTATCTGAATGAGCGGGTCTTGCTGCATCTGCTGAGCTTGCTGTTGCGACGCTTGGCCTTTACTGGCAGCCAATACCTGCTGGGACGCCTGCGCGACCAGACGTGAGAGCAGAATTTCTGCGCTTTCTGGCATTTCTTCGTCGGGTGGTGGCAACGGCACGCCAAGCTGTTCTTCTACTTTTTTACGGTATGCAAACGACAAGTGCTCCGCGATGTGTGCCTGAATCTCGGCCATCATCTTCTGAGCTTGTGGGTTCTGACCAATCTGCGCCATCAAAAGCGGGTCCTGCATCATGCTGGTGTGAACAGCGATGTGTGCATCGTGGTCCTGATAGATAAACGCCTTGGTTGGTTTGCCGTTCAGGAACGCCAGGTTCTCGCTGATCGGATCGCGTGGTGTCATGTCGTCCTCAACAGGCACGAGCTTGTCTGCGTTCTTAATGCCAAGCACCTCGATCATCTGTCTGTGCAACTGGGGCAAGTCATAAATCTGTGGTGCGCCTTGCGCCAGCTGAATCACAGCTTGGTACTGCATGATTCTCTGCGCCATCGTCGCACTATTGGGATCAGACACGGGGATCACGTCCACCATGTCGTAGTCTTCTTGTTTAGCTTTACGCTCGCCGCTTGATGGGTCGAAGCTGTATTCTGGCTGGGTGTGATCTCGAATAATGTCACGCAAAAGCTTGAACTCTTGCTTCATGCTGTAGTGCACACGGGCTTGTACAGCAGACATTGTCTTTAACTGTCTCTCCAGCAGTGCCAACGTGGTACCTACCGGAGCATTTGCACTCATGTCGCTGATGTTCATATCCGCGATTGAACCAAGGCGACGGCCTTCCTCGGTGATGCGATCAAGCAGCCCAGCCAACACTTGGGATGGTTCACTGTATGGCAACATCATGATGTTATCGCGCACCGTACCACTTGGTACGTCCACATCACGGAACTCACCGGGATTGATGGGTGTATCGTCACCCTTGATACGCAGACCGCGTGCCTTTAAGCCACCGGGCAAGTTAGCTAACGTACCAGCATCAACAAGCTGACGAATGATAGACGTACCCGCGCGTGCGTAGCCACCGATCAAGTGAATTAAACCTAAGCCGTACGCACCAAAGCCCGGTACATATGTGTACTGTACGAAGTGTTGGCGTTTTAGTTTCTTCTCATCTTCTTGGTTCCAATTACGGCGAATGGCCAGCACTTCGTTTGTGCCGCGCTCGATGGTGATTACATACGGACGTGCAATCTCATCCTCATCTTCGTAACCGGGCAAATCGTAGTCAACGTGAATCTCAAGAATCTGATAACGATCATCGTCCGTCAGGTTATAACCTTGGTCTTCCGCTTTTTTCTTTTCCACGTCTGTGTGGATTGCAATGGGATCACCCAAGTCCTTGTCACAATAAAAGCCCGCGACCTGCAGCTTCTTCATCTCATTCTTTGTCTTACGCATTACATGAGTAAGACGTTCTGCAGTGTTAGCACTAGACGCGCCGTAAGGAATAATGATGTCTTCCGCTGGGATAAACATCGACACCTGACGACCAAGTGACGGGTCAAAGTAAACTTTCTTGAAAGCTGCGCCAGCTAGTCCTAAGTTGTACAACATGCGCTCATGTTCTGGGCGGTATTCCTGCATCACTTCCGTGATCTGGTAATTCATGTCATCCCTGACACGCTCCGCCGCCTGTTCTTTAAGTTTGTCAATTGCGCCGATGATCTCGGTTTTGACCGGGCCTTGAGCAGGGAACGTTTCAATAATAGTCTCGCTCTGGAACCGTACAGCAGCTTCTGTGAGTACCGTTGAGAAAACACCGCAAGCACCGTTCCACGGCTCAGTACGCTCCTCATATTTCATCCCCAAAACGTCTAAGCCCTTGACGTACATCTCCACCCAGTCTTTGCGGGAGTTAATGTCAGCGTCCACCATTTCAACCAAATCACTTGCAACTTTTTGCAAGTCCCCCTTGTCCATTTCTTCGGCAAGGTTAGCGTCAAAGTCCTCTTCCACATCTTCAGGCATCAGGTCAATTTCTATACCATCCATGCCAACGATCACACCTTCGGGGTTCTCAATCTGAATCTCAATGCCGGGACCTTCCTCAATGTCTTGTGGAAGCGCATCCAACCCCAGAGGGGCCTGATTGATAGACGGAAACATATTAGTAGCCATTTAAAGTCCTTAGTAGTACGCTTGGCGACGGCCCGCGTAATAGGGTTCATTATCCTCGTGGTCGGTACTTAGGCGCAATAGCCCACCCCTGCGAATCCGCATCAACGCCAGTGTCATGGTGTCCACCTCGTCGTCGTGCTCGCCTGCGGGAAACGCCAAAATCTCCTCAACGGTAGCGCTTGCCCATGAATTCTCCGGGAACCACACATGCCCAGACGCAAACATATCAGCCACCGCATTTAGCCGTGCAATTTTATCCTGACCCTTGCCGGGACTAAAGTCCTGCACAAATATACCTGACCTGCGCATCTCGTCAATCAGCGGCTGACCGCTGGCCTTGGCCTCGACAATCACACTGTCGGGCTCCCACTCTTTGTACTGCTCGTGCGCCATGGCTTTAAGCTCAGGAAACTCGTATTTCCCTTTGACTTTGTTCAAAAGGATCACATTAGAGCTGCCATCGTCGTCATTTGTCCACACACCCCACGTATGGCACACCGAATAGTCCGACCGCTCCTTGGTCGTGAGCGCCGTATCGAACGACTGCACAATAAAGTCTATAGGCGGGGGCGCATCCTTGGTCCACCAGCGTATCCAGTCCCGCTTTATGATCGCAGCTTCGGCTGCTGTTGGGTTTTGCTGGTACTGAGCAAACCACTGCCACATAATGTGGTGCATTGACGCTCGGGTTTGCTGTAAAGACTCCAAAGACCACTGTTCTGGCCAGATTGACTTCTCGTTTTCCGTGTTTTCGTTCAAAATTGCAGGGAATTCGAACGTTTCGTACTTGTCCCCGCCCTCATTCATGGCGGAATCTTTAATAAGCCTGCCAATCAGGTCCCTCTGGTGCCACCTTGTGTGTAAAACACAGATTTTCCCCTCTGGCATGAGACGAGTACGCAAACCAGCACTGAACCACTCGTACGCAGAGTCCAAAGACGTGGTATTTCCAGCCTTAATGTCCTGTTCTGACAGCGGATCGTCGGCAATAATCAAGTGAGCGCCCCGTCCAGCCAGCGCACCACCCACACCAATCGCAAAATACTCGCCACCCTTGGTCGTATTCCACTGCGCAGCCGCTTTTGCATCGGAGGCTATCGACGTATTTGGGAAAATTGCCTTGTATTCAGGCGTATTAATCAAATTTCGTACCTTACGGGCCATTACAACCGCCAAATCTGCAGTGTGTGAGGCCACAATTACCTTGTGGTCAGGGTGTTTTCCCAAGTACCAAGCCGGATAGTAGATAGAAATCATCTGGGATTTACCCATACGCGGTGCCATTGACACGGCAATTCGGTTCTTGATGTTCTGCTCGACCTCCATCAGCAGACTTCCCAGCCGTTTTAGGTGAACCCCAAACTTATATGTAGCATCAATAGCAGCAATAAACGACAAAAAGTCATTTTGAGCCAGTTGCTGGCGCTTCCTTCCGTCAAGCTCCGCAAACATTGCCAGCAACTCTACTGCCTCGTCGGGTGGCAGCTTCTTTGCGATCCGGTCAATGATCTCGGGGGTTAACAGGTCAGATTGCATCTATATCGGATATATCAATTTTTATCTGGGATGTCTTGGGCTTGGCGGTGTTATCCACTACCTCAGCCTCCAACACTTTAGTTAGTCGTTCACGCAGCATCTGTTCCAGCTCTTCGGTAGGCCGGTGGCGCATTGTGATTTCTGTCTTGTCGGTGAACAGCCCAACGTCGCTGATCTTACCCAGCATCTCCAAGGACTTCAGTCTGATCCGTGGATCGGCATTGGCACTCTCCATAATGAGCTTGTTTGTTACATAGGTCCGCATCTGCTGAGCAGACTTAATCACCACCGTGTCGAACTCAGACAGCAGAGACTGCAGATACACCACCATACCGGGCGACGCTAAGTCAGCATCGGATGCCAACTCGTTACCCAAGAACACCTCGCGGGCCTTGCGTTTATCTTCTTCGTTGATTTCGTTGGGGGCGGGTAAATTGTCAGTATCTACTAACGCAGCCATGGCAGCGGCCACGCGCGTCTCCAGCGACTCGAATGTCGGGGAGTAGTTCGCAAGCGGAACGTCGTAGTCAATTACAGGTGTATACATAGGCGGAGTAGCAGCCGTTAGTTTTGCGGATTATATATGTAATTTTTTTATTGTGTGTTTTATTTTTGATGGGGGCCTTTTCATATGGAAGGGGGGTGGGGTCTGTAGGCAGGGGGTGGG